CTTGGAAAGATGATAACTTTACTATGATATATGAAAACTATGATGGCGAGGATAGGATTTACACTTCAAGTCAATTATTAAAAATCTTAACAAAATGAAGAAACAAGGAGAGGAAACTAATATCAGAGCTTTTATAGATATAAAGGTTGATGGTAATGCTAATGGAGGTGTTTACGTTGAGTCTAAGGCACTGAACCATAAAATTAAGGATATAGAGTCTCTGGGGCTTTATAAGGTTGTTGGGGTGGTTTATGACGGAACTGATAACTTAGAGATAGTAACGAAATTAATTAAGGAGGCTAATAAATCAACAAACTAATGAGTAGAAAAAATAATACAGAAAATACAATATCTAATTGGAGGGAAGTGGAAATAGAAGGAGATAAGAATAAACACTATAATGAGAAGGGTAGGAATGGTTGGACTCCAACAAATACATCTGACCCACTAGGAATGGATTTAAGAGTGCCCTCTTATTATAAGGGTAAAAATGGATATGAAGCTCGCAAGGTATGTGATAACTTTGAACTTCCATATCACCTCGCTACAGCCACAACTTACATTTTACGAGCATATCACAAGCACGACACTCCTGTAGATTGTTTAACTAAAGCAATAGCACATTTAGAGTTTGAATTAGAAAAAATAAAAGATGGAGGAGAATAGAGAGTTTGATTCAAGCAATTTTAATCAAGAAGATTTTGACAGACACTTCATTAAGGATGATGATTTAATGATAACTTCTTGCTGTAAAAGAAGATGGTATAGAACAAAAAAACATCTTAAATGCCCAGGCTGTAAGAAGTATGTGGATAAAGACGTTACAGCAAGAGGGATTATGCAGGGAATTAATACTATGATGCAAAAAAGAAAAGAAGATGAAAGAATTGAAAATACAAGCAGTTCCGAAGCCTCGGATGACAAGAGCTGATACCTGGAAGAAAAGACCATGTGTAATGAAATACTGGGCTTATAAAGACGAGCTTAGATTGCTTTTTACTAAGCACAGCATAGATATTGATAGAGAGATATTTATGGACTTCTATATAGCTATGCCAAAATCCTGGAGTAAGAAGAAGAAATTAGAGTTTAATGGGAAGTATCATGATAAGAGACCAGATATAGACAACTTACTTAAAGGGGTTATGGACGCACTTTTTGAAGAAGACTCTCACATACATACTATTTGCTGTAAGAAGTTCTGGTCTTTAGAGCCTAAGATAGTTATTCATAATCATAACTCCTTATGTTAGAGTTGTGATTAAATGAGTCTCTTTGTTTATATACAATATTTTTAGCCTGCTTTTCTGATATATCATATTTAATAGAAACATCTATAAAGGTATTGCCTACATGTCCTCTATTGTCAACAATAAATTTATCAAAATCTTTTATCATCATGTAATTTCTAAGCGTCTTGGGAGGTATTAATCCTAGTTCAGAAAGATGGTATATAGTGTCTTTTAAAGCAAACTCATCACCAAACCTTTTGCTTATTTGCTCATAAAGAATGTCTCTAAATTCCATAACAATCTTTTGTTTATTTGCCATATTTATCTATTTTATGATTAAATGTTGAAATAACATTATTAACACAATTACCACAAGTAACTGCTGTAGCTCCGTAGTTTCCCCACTTATATAAGTTGTAATGCTCAAACAGTCTTATTAAAGCCTCTTTTTTATCTTTAAGTCTTAATCTTACTATATCAAGGTCTTTCTTTATATCCTGTTGAGTTTCTTTTGGAATATCACTCCAATCAATTTTCATGTTCATAGGTTTTGTTATCTTCATTACCATAGTTTTTTGGGGCACTCAATATAAAACTCATCTATTCTTGCTTTAACATTTAAAAAACAACCACAGCTATTGCATTTTTCAAGAGGACTTAACCCTAAAGGCTTAGAATATTCTCCGCATGAGTTTGACCTACATATTGACATTCTTTTAGAGAACAAATTATCACTTGCTCTTTTAACACCTTCGCCTGCAAAGTAATCCCAAAATAATTTAATTAGTATTTTCATAATGCAAATATAGTAAAATTATTAGAATATGCTTGAAGTTAACTCAGCAACACTTACATTAGCTTGTGATGATGTAATTGAAGACTCAGTAACTATTACTTGCTTACTATTAACACCAGCAACAACTTGTTGTCCTAATCCAGTAATGATAGTATCCATATTACCAAAACCCATTTCATTAACTCTATTACTAACCCCAGGTAGAACACCTCCAGCTTCAAAACTCCTTCCTCCGCCAGCCACATTCATGGCTGATAGTTCAGGCCCATACATAGCAGTTGAACGCCTATTAATAACAGCCTCACCTCCTTCTAATTCAGACACTCTCCCTCCAACATTGAATTTAACCCCACCTTGAGCATGCCTTGGCCCTACAACCATTCCTCCTTTAGCAAACTTATCATCTCCTCCTGGTATTATACCACCTCTAGCTCCAACAAACTTCTGAGAGGCGATAGCTGCAATTTGAGCAGCAACAAATGCAGACATTAAAGGAGCCATAGCAATAGCTCCAATACCTGTTTGACCAGCAACAGTAGTAATAGCAACAGCACCGTTAATTATAGCCTGAATAATGTCGTTGGCTTTTTTCATTTGAAATTGCTTCTTTTTAACCACTCTAAGCTCCTCCTCCCTTTTCTGCTCACTAATTCTTTCTAACTCAGCATAATGAACTCTCAGGTTTTCTTGAGCAACTTCATTTCCATCTAACTCTATAAGCTTTTGCTCTAATTCATCAGAAAGTTCCTGCTGTCTAATATCTCTTTGCTCGTTAATATTCTGCATCTCTAACTCCCACTTGTTATTCATAAACGTACTAAAAGCGTCAAATGCAGTGTTGTAATACATTGTAGCTACTGCTAATTTCTCTTGGAAAGCAGCAACCTCTTGGTCATTATCATCTCCATTAAGGTCGTTAATCTTAGTGGATTTATTTGTATTAATCCTCTGTATAGCTTGTGCATTTTCCCTGTGTAACCTTTCTTTCTCAGCTAAAAATTCATTCTCATCAATGAGCTCTAAGTCTAATGCGGCTTGATTATCGCTAATTTTTCTCGCATTAAATGTAGCTTGGATAGCTAATTGTCTTACGCTTTCTGATTCAACATGAGCAAGATTTTTTGTTAAAAGTTCTCTCTCTGCCCTTCTTATCGTACTTATTGCTTTGAAAGCATCTTTCTCCCCTCTCATTGTTGCTTTTGTCTTAGCTTCAGTTGCCCTCAAACTTGCCTCTGCATTATGCACAAGAGATTTAGCTTCTATTGCAGCTAGCTCTGCTAAATTAGCCTGCTTCATTTTCTTAACTATCTCGTCATTTGTTGCTCTTTTGTAAACTTCTTCATCCAACATATCTTTAAGGAGCTGAATAATTGCAGTGTTATGCCCTGCCTCACCGCTTATAGCATCATTGTATTGTTGAGTTGTTAATTTTTTAATTACATCATATTTAGTTTTATTTGTCTTTATAGTTGCTGATATTAATGCGGTATTACCTTCTTTCAATAAGGTTTTCATATTAGCTGTATTAGCTAAAGATAGCTCTGTTTGTTTAGCATACTTGGCTTTAGCAAGAGTAAGCTCATTATTAGTGGCAGCAGACATCTTAACAAATGTATCTTCTATCATACCGTCCATTACTTTAATAAGGTCTTTGTAGTTATCTTTTGTTTTCTGTAATAAGACTCCTGACAATGCTGAATCTCCAGTCATAGTTTTACCTGACTTCCTTAGAGCGGCATCTAGGTTTGTTACAAATTTCCTGTAAACACTAAGCTCTATGTTTATTTCTTGTATGCTTTTTTTAGAACCATCAATAGCTTTTTGTAGAGGGCCTTCTAATGTTGCATAAAAGTCATCAGCATTTTTCTTGGCTAACTTTACTTGTGCTTGCGACTTTCCAGCTCCTTCTCCGATAAAGTTATTGTATTTAGAAATAGCCTCAAGAGACTTGAGGTGAACTGTAGCTTTATCTATAGTTAACTCTTGCATAGTATCGTTCATCTTCCTAAATGCCGCAAGTTCTTTCAAGTATTGCATCTCAAGTCCTGTTCTTTTAAGGTTCGCCCCATCAAGAATAATACCATTAAAAGTTTTTATCTTTTTTATTTTATTTAAGTTACCAGAAACTAAGTTATCCAAACTCGCTTTCTCTATTTTTTGCTCCTCCATAAATTGATTTCTTTGATTTCTCATCCTTACCATATCATCTTTAGTCTGCTTATAAACGATATTACTGTATTCTTGCCCCATTAAACTGGCTTCATAACGCAATTTCTCTATCTCATCAACACTTTCTTGCTTTAAATCAATAAACGATTGCAACTCATCTATTCTTTCTCTATGAGCCGCCTTCTCTTCTGACCTATCAGTTAAGTCTAAATTACCAACTTCCTCTTTTAATTTTCTTAATTGGTCTGTAGTTGCCATTTCAATATCAAGCATATCAAGCAGTTCAGGGAAGTCGTTTGCAAGCTGCCTAACTAATGCGGCTCTCTCTTCAGTAGCAATATTATGTTTTAATACACTAACAAGGTCAGCCTCTAAAGCATCCTGCATCCTTTTTGTTTTCATTTCAGCCTCACTTGCTTCCTCTCCCATCATAAAAAATGCTGCTGCCACAGTAGTTACTGCCTGAGCAATAAAGCCCCAAGGAGTAGAGGCCATCATAACCTTCAATCCTTGAGTTGCTGTGGTTGCCGCTCTTGTCGCTATAACCATAGTTTTTAAAGCTCTACCTCCCATTATAAGTCCTTTAACGAAACTAATCATCCCCATGGTTACAAATCTTGCTGCAAGACCAGCTAAAACGGCAGATAAAAGATTTACGGCATTTTTTATTTTCTTTAATGCTGATTCACTATTTGATATTTCTTGAATCCATTTTGTAAAAGTATATAAACTATTTCTTAACCCAATATCAAATTGCTCTGTAAGAGCTATTCCTAACCCCTCTGTAGCGGATTTCAATAAAGTCATATCTCCAGCAAGATTATCAAGCCTTATGGCAGCCATAGCGGCAGTAGCACCCTCTGCTTGATGTAGTATATCAACAGAGTCTTGGAGTCCATCAATATTCTTTATTAAAGAAAGAAATGCAGGTGCTGAACGCTTATCTAATAAGTCAACAGCCTCTGTAGCTCCAAAACCCTCATCCTTTAGCTTCTTCATGGCCTCAATTAAATCAGGCAACCCCTGAACAGTGCCTCCAAGTTTTTTAGATAATTTAGAATTAGCATCTCCAAGTCTAAGGAATACATTTTTAAGAGCATTACCAGCTAAAGAGCCACTCAATCCATTATTAGAGAGTTCCATAAGTAATGAGGAGGTTTCTTCAAGAGTAAATCCTGTAGCTCTAGCTACTGGGGCTACAAACTTCATTGATTCCTTAAACTTCTCTAAATTTAAAGCTGAGTTTGTAAAAGCTACAGCCATAGTATCTGTTACCCTTTGAGTTTGTTCTGCTTCTAAATTATATGCCCTCAAAACAGAACCTGCTGTTTGTGCGGAATTAGCTAATGACTCTCCAGTTGCAGCAGCTAAATCAAGGGTTGCCTTTTGAACCTTTTTAATTTCAGCAGCAGAAAACCCTAGACGAGCAAATTCTTCTTGCAGTTCAGCTACTTGAGTGGCGGTAAAGACAGTTGAATTACCAAGGTCTTTAGCTGATTGCTCTAATTCTTTAAATTCCTTATTTGTTGCTCCAGAAATCGCCTTTACAGCAGACATTTGTCTCTCAAAATCCATAAATGCCCCTATAGCCCCCTTAACAGAGCCTACTATAGCTCTAACTGCAAATGCAGAAGCAATAGCTACAGCAGCAGACTTAAAGGTATTCACAAGCTTACCTCCTGCTCTATTCATTTTATTAGAAGCCTTAGTAGCCCCTCCCATACTTTTTTGTAAAGACCCCATCTGCTTCCCTACGGTTTTAATCTGAGCAGTTTTTTTTGCGTATGCGTCTGTATTCTTTTTTAATTTAGATAGTTCTATATTAGCTTGTTTAAGTTTTTTCTCTAAATCAACTAATCCTTTTAGGTCAGCTTTAAATTGGTATAGTGTACTTGCCATTTATTTATTTATTTTAAGTATAATTTTTTTCTTGTAATTTGCTCTGCATCATTTCCTACTGTACCATCTTCCCTACTCTCTATCGTTTCAGTTTGTTTTATGTAAATATCCCCTAATATAGTAAAACCTCCAACTTTAAATTCAGCAATCACCTCCCCACCAAAAATAGAAAACTCTCCGTCTTGATTTATTGATATTGCATTTTGATTAACAATATCTCCACTATCATTAGTTACTCCAGAACCTACCTGAAATATATCTGAAGATTTGTATTCGTTATTATTACCTATAACGATTTGATTACTGGAAGACATTAGATTACTACCTATAGCTACAGAGTTAGGAGCTACAGAATTATTACGAGTATCACCTGTATTAATAATAACTCCAGAACCATTGGTAGATTTATCCTGAATAGCGGACTGTTTTGCAATAGGAGGGTTTGAACTCAAAACTTCTTTTGATATATTATTAATAAATGTCAATCCAGATTCATTTGTTTCAGTCTGTCTCCCTTTACCATCACCTCCAAATTCTGTCCTTGCTAGTCTCGCTTTTACTCCTTTTGCACTATCAGTTGAATATTTCCATTCAACAAGCTCTACTTTAGTTAATTCATCTCTACCTGGCTTATAGTCTTTAATGTTATTTATAGTCCAGTATGTATAAACTCCATCTATCTGTAGTTTAATTCTATCTCTTAAATCAAGTTGAGATATATCATTAGCACTTAAATTCATCATACAGCTTCTTAAAGCTGCTCCTCCACTAATTTTCTCATAAAGACCTCCATAATATCTATCAAACAATCCTCTCACAAATTGATTTGCACCAGAGCTACCAGAACCTATATTATACCAAGAAAGATTATCGTCATAACTAATAGAAGGTAAGGCATTGTTTTTATAGGTATAAGCGTAAGGATAACTATAATGGTCATGCACAGTTCCACTACTATCAGTAAACTTCCATAGAGTTGTTGTTGATAGCCCTGCGAAATTTAGTATTCTAATATTAAACTTGAAGCTTGCTTCTGGTCTTATCTCAGAGTTAAACCAACCCCAATTATTAGGATTGCCCTCCCACATAGCTGGTATAACAGGCCCACCACTCCATGTAGTCCCCCATGTTCTATCTCCATTTGCTATTTGCATTGTAGGGGAGAATATTTTATTCCCCATATCCTTATCGTCTTTACGGTAAAGAGCTCCATTTGTAAGTGTAAGAGACCATAGTTCATTCCCTGTTGATAGAGCGTATAATTCAGCTACCCTATCATTACTATCTACTTTGTATTTCCAAACTATAGTGGATGCCAACTCATCAATTAGAAACTTGTCAGACCAAGATTCGTGGTCAAGCTTATCACTCCAATCTATTACTTTTCCTGAGCCATAAAAAGTATCATAAGGTTCAACACTAATTGTTTTTGATTGTTCATCAGAAGTCCAATATAGATTGAACATATTAGTTATCCCTTTGATAAAATCAAGTTGCTTAATACAGGGTAATGCGGCTGAGATACTTGCAATACTATCAGGCATAGCAGTATTACTTGCAAGAGGAAACCAGTGCATGTTTTGATTCTTTATCGTAGAGTAAGTGTTATAAGTGTAAGCCCAATTCTTACCAATCCATCCAAACTGAACTACATCACCTGTCTGTAAATCCATTTCAAAATCTATAGTACAAGTCTTCCAATCACCATCAGAAGCCGAAGCAGATAAACAATAGTGACACGTATCACCTGTAGCATTATATGGTGCTGCTGTTGGAAGAGAAGAATTATCATATGTAGAACCTACAATAGAATTTTGTGATGTGGATGCTCCAGTACCCCCACTATAAAGCCTACTTCCATTAACATAAGTACACATAGCCCACCTACCTTTATCAAAGCCCTGACTTATCTTCATTTGAGCGTCATAATGAATTTTGTATCTACCAGTAAAGGGAGCTGTATATCCATTATTACATCCATAACTAATAGAGTTAGGTACGTGAAGCTGTGATGGGTCATTCTCGTATGGCATTTTTGGCCACCATTGTTTATAAGTATAATTATTAAGTACAGCAGTAATAGTACCTGGGCCAGTTTCCCCAGGCCATGTAGCTTTAGCCATTAAACTACCAGAATCTCCAAGTGGGTCAGTAGCATTATTATAATCTTCACCACTACTATATGGAATTATTAATTTCTTAAACTCATCCGTAGCCATAAAATCACTATTTAAGGTATATCCAATATTATCGAATATTTTGTTAACTATAGATATTGCATATACAGCAGGGTGAAAATCCTCTAATGTTATACCTTGGTTAGCTGGTTGCACCCATTCACCATAACTTATTACAGGATAGCAATAGTCTATTTGGTCTGCTGTTTTTGTCCAACTTTCAACTATTGTTTGATAAGTTTTATTATGTGTAGGAAATGGTAAATCACAGATTTTTAATTTCTTAATAAGCTGAGGCCAGTGAGTGGGGTCTTGTAATATATGAGCTTTATATCTACCTCCTTGACCAGTTATAGATTGCTCTATTCTACACCATCCACTAAAAACATGAAGCCCATTAGCTTTTATCCTTGCTTTATACCACCCTATTTGTTCGTCACTTCTTTCAGCACCAACACCTGTTAATGTTTTTAAGAATCTCTGATTATGATTACTAGCAGGAATTTCAAAAGTTTTAGAGTAACCAGCAGCTCTTTTACTTGGGTCTGTTAAATCAGAAGCTTTAAATGTTAAAGCTAGTAAAGATTCTGTCTTATCTAATATATCAAGATGTGTGTAAGTGTAAATAGACTCATCTATGTCTTGTGTCCCCCAAATGTCATCCAAACGCTCACCAAGAGTAGCATCTACCTCTTTAACCTTAAAACCACTTATTGTAACAGTGGGATTTGAACCTGTTTCTACTATTCTTAAAAACTCATGTTGTGATTGCCAAGCTACTTGTTGTTTTGGCAATATACAAGGGCCATTTGTACAGACAGTTACATTTGCAATAGTCTGAAACCATGAATTAGCCATATTAGGTTCACATAGTAATGATGTATCACGCCACATAGGAGTGCAACTCTGATGCTTACCCTTAGTTGTGAAGTTTTCCCATGTAAATGGGGTTATCGAAGTGTCACCAGTTGCTTGGTCATCAACCATATCTATCCATTGTTGGTCAACAGCTCCAATCATACCTCCTGGTATATACGGATTACCTCCCCCACTACCAAAAATAACATTAACTTCACAATCTTCTATTTCTGTAATTTCAAATTCAAGACTAGCACCAGCCATATTCATTTCTTCTGCACAACCATCCTGTAAAAGTAACATGCCCATACTTCTTACCCCAAACATTCCTTGCTCTGTGAATGTAGGGGAGTATTTTTTATCCCCATTCCATTCTGTTATCCAACTCATGTGAATTGCCTTAAATGCAGGATTATATGTTATAGCATTATTTCTGTAAAACCAATGTGCATTATGAACATAAGGAGATATAAAACAATTAAATTTACCTAAAAATTGTGTGGTATCCCAAAATTGCCCTAATGATATATTAACCCCTTGTGCATTAAGATAATTAGCAGGATTTTCCATCCCAGTACCTCTTACGCATAGTTTTTTATCCCAACCAGCTACTATCTCAAAAGATAAACAAAAATCTACATCAAAATCAATTCCAGAAGCATCAGAGATAACATCTCCACCTTGCATATTTGGTTGTAAATACAATATCCTGCCCTGCTCTGTATTTTCCCTACCATACTCAAGCCTGTTTAGAGTATCGTAACCCGTCATAGCGGTTGAATTGTTATTAGCATAATATATTCCTTCAAAATCCGCATCAGAACCATCTGATGTTGCCATGTCAAATATAAAAAGATTATCTTTACTTCCGTCATAAGCAAACCCTCCATTCCCTAATACACTACCCCATTGTTGTCCAGGATTTGTGTTAAAGCTACCAGCCCCTACACTTGTGTATCCAGTTATCTTCATTTCATACCCATCTCTAGGGAAATCTGCTGGAGTAAAGGTTTGCATAGAGTTTTTAGGCTGATTTGTAAATATATCTCCCCTATCACATTCCCTACATGCGTTCTCAAGTGTAGGTGTATTGTCAACTCCAACTATGACAGGTATAGTAGTAGTAAGGTTACCCTCTTCTACTTGACCTATTTCTAATATTACATCTCTTGCTATTGGTGAATTTGGCATATTACATTTTCATTGTTGTAGTGTCCTCTGATAAAGTGTACAGGAACTCTATGTACTGCACATTATCTTCGGTGCTATATATTTGGAAAGACGCTTTGTCAATCATTATTGCTTGTAGGCATGTGTCATCTCCCCATCCTCCAGGCTCAAACTTACCTCTAATTTTTTGTACAACCCAAGCTTGTGGAGACGCAACAAGCTCTTCAAGCCATTCTGCTGTCTCTCTTGTTAATGGTTGAGAGAAAACACTGAAAGTTTCATTCCTTTGTGTCCAAAGATTTGTTGCTGAATGTTGACCTCTCATTACTCCAAAATTTGATTTCACATTCCTGTCAAATGCTGTATGTCTATCAAAAGTCATACCACTTATATTAACCTTTTTAGTCGCTGTACCTGTAGCTGTGAAAAAATCAAATCCTCCCACCATGTTTCTGAATATAAATGTTGTTGCATCTTTAGCACCACATTTACTGCCATCTGTTAATTTATATGTTTTACCAGGATTACCCCTTTGAGCTGAATTATTATTAATATCAACCCACATTAAATCTACTCTCATTTCACTAGCTATAAGATTTCCTGCTGCGTCCAGAAGAACTAAAGCTGAACTCCCCCCATTCTGAGCCCAATAAAAAACTTCAAAAGCAAGTGGATGAACATTGAGTTCCATAGTACCTCTAAGTTGGTCTATATAATAATAAATAACCATATCATTACCATTATCGAGATTTGTTATAGTAACTCTAAGTTTTCTGGAAGAAATGGGAGAGTGAATAAATGGCATAGTTATCCATCCAACAGCTAAACTAGTGTCAATAGTATTTCCGTCAGGCATATTAGTTTGAAGTCTATTGTATGAGCTGGAAAACCAAGAAATACCTGAGCTATTTGTGTAATCACAAACAAAGTAATCTATTCTAATGTAATCATCTTGTGTAGATAAAGATTCTGTTGTTTTAGTGTTAATAGGGTAAGCATAGAATGATGCAGAGTTTTTTGGTTGGTTATAATCAACAGATAAAGTACCATTTGTATTTAGTACTACTGGATTAAAACGAACTACAAACTTTCTAAAGTACATACTATTTCTATTAGCACACCAAATTCCACTATACCAGCTAGGGCTTTCTTCTATGTATTGCCTACAGTATTCAGCAACATTACACTCATAAATACCAGTATCTGAATCTGAGTACGCATTAAATTGAGCTCCTGTAACTTCATAATCAGAACTCACTTCATTATACATTAATAATTCACATCTAAAGTGAATTATATTTGAAACTGAGTCATCTTGAACTGAAAGTACGATAGGTCTTTGTGTGGTTACGTGCTTACCATGTGCGTTTTTATATATATCCCAAGCCATTATTTATTTCCTTTTAACATCTTATTAATATTTCTATTTACAGATAACATTATTATTGACTGAATATCATCCATTATTTGTTTATATACTTTTGACTCTATAGCGTCAAACCATCCTGTAACTTTAACTGTTCTTGATGGGCTTCTATCAGAAGCTGCTTGAGCTACAGCAAACGCCATTTTTTTTGCACCAATATCATTTAAGCCATACTTTCTTTTACACCAATTAATTAATGCTGTAATATATTGACTATTTCCTCCTTTATTCAAAAATCTACCATAAGGAGCTTCATCTGGTTCTGTTCCCATTTTAGATGAGCCACCAGTATTTAATCTTATAGCACTATCTGCCGCTTCAAATTCCCAACTTAAAAATCCTCCGTTAATTACAGGTCTTTTAGCATCCAGACTATTTATTGTTTTGCCTGAAGTTGTATGAGGTCTCTTGTTGCCTGCCCTAACCTTTGTGAGTCCATCTCTCATAACTCTAATGGCATTAGTATCTGCCCCATTCATTAAGCGAATTATTATTTCCTCAAACATCATCACTATGCTGGATTATTTGTTTGGTCAGGAGGGAAAAGATTTACTGGAGGAAATACTGGAGGAGTATCAATACATGGGTCAACTAAAGCCCCATAACAACATGAACCATCATCAACACCAGCAGCAGGGTCATAATTTACAGCGTCAGGGTCAGTACATCCACAAGCACCAAAGAAAGCCTCACAAGGGTCTTCACAGCCATTATCAGGATTTCCACTACCAGTACAAGCATCAACAGTCACCGCTATATTAGCTATAGCTTCAAATCTAATACGAAGAGCTGCTAATTTATCGTTAAATATACCTTTCTCTCTTTCTATTGTTATTTTATGCTTAGGAATGTATGCAGAACAACCACCACCACCACTAATTCCAAGTGCAAGACAACTTAGCATATTCCAAAATTTTATTTCAAGGTCTGAAAATATTTGAGCCACCTCAGTATCAAAAATCTGAACCCCCTGAGTTGTTGTATTTGAGAATGGTCTCGCTATAACTAAGTCAAAAGTATAAACCTCCTTTATTCCTTCAGCAATATAAGATGAAGGATAGTCTATATTCAATAAATCATAACAAATGTTATGGTCAAAGTTTATATGCTCTGGAGGCCCAAACTTAATAGTACAGAATCCTGCTGCTACTGCACATGACTGGAAGTCTGCCATTAATTGAGATAAGTTATATAGAGGTACATCAAATTGAGACATTGTTTTTTATTTTTTTGTTAATTGAGATTCATATTTTTGTTTACAAGAAAAGTGAACATTTCTTCCGTCAATAGCTTTAAAGTAAGATTCAGGGAATCCCTTACTGCATAGAGCACATATACTTACATCATTCTTTTCGTATTCATCCTTACATGCTGTATGCACTTTTTTACCATCTGAAGCTGTGGTGTGATTACAAGCACACCCTACAAGGTTTAAATTACAATTAGGACAGACTTCTGGCATTAGTTATTTTTTTTATTCAAGTCACTATAATGTTTTTCATACTGCGATACTGCGTTCTTCCAAGATAGGTATGTTAAAACCTCATACAAGTCTGTTAAAAGAACACTATTAACAGGGTTGTGGGTTGGGAGGGTGAAAAGACCCTCTTTAGCCACATCATACAAACTATTTAACCATCCATAACCTGAGATAGTGGTTTTTGCTGCGATAACAGCCTTTGGGTCTCCTCCGTCTGAAGTAAGGTTAGGGAATGAATCATTAATTTGTTCTCTTGCTTGAGCAAAAAAAAAGCGACATCCCAAATGGTTGCCATGTCAAGTTTTTTAAACTTCTGTGTCCTTTCTTCTATTACCGTCTCATCTACCAACCCTCTTTTTTCTCCCTCTTTCTTACAGAGAAGAGCTATCTGCCTTGGTAAATACCCAAAATCTCCATTTTCTATTCTTTGATTATTCAACTCCACCTGCTCTGCCTCAATATATGTCCCAAAATTCTCATCTTCCATCCCTCCTTTTGGTAAAAAGAAAGTCTCATTATTAAGTGTAAATTTATCAAGAGATATAGGCTGGTATTGTTCCCCTACAAAGTCAATAGTTTTAAGAATATCCTCAATTAAATCTAAAGAGCATAAAGCAATCTCAGATTCGTCCAATCCAGTCCAGAAGCAAACTATCTTAGTGTTGAAATCAACATTATCAATACTAACTACTAAGGATATTATTGCATCAGTATCTGATTCATTAGAATCATTTTTATAGTCATTAATCACATCAGCCTCTGATTTCCTTGACTTACTTATATTTGAGAACTGTATAAATTGTTCAAAACTAACATCAAGCCAGTTAGTTGGTATTTCAATTTCCTTCTCGTTTATTATTATAGTCTTCATTAATTTAGTAGTGTTTTATCATTTTCATAGCTAGGATTAACTAAAGCCATGTTTTCAAGTTTTGTTATAGTGTTAAGGAGCATTTTAGCTACTCTTCCTATAACTTTATCCATATTAAGATGAGATGTGTCAATCCCAGCCAAATACCCCAAGCAAGCCCAGTAAACCATGTTTGGTAGGCTAAAGAACCATTCATTCCTCAATAAAGGGTCTTTATAGACATAACTACCCTGCTCATTGTGAACCTCTATAATAGATGTTAATGTATCTAAAAAAACATCATAACTATCATCTTCAGGTGTTATTTTATCCATTAAATCTTGTATGTCTCCTAAATACCCCAAAATTATCTCTTGATGAGTCATGTTTATACAGTAAATATCTCCTTGATTATCCATTTATGCAATTATACAAAAAATTATATAAAGAAGCAACCCATGTTTAGAACATTCTAACCCCATGCCAATACTTTATTTCCATTACCAAATAAATAACTCATTCTCATCATTAAAGAATCAGCGTAATCAGGTGAACGACCAATAGCCTGCTTCACTTCTTTCTTAGAAAGTATAGAAAGTTTACCATCTAAATCAATATCCTTCCTTCTAACCACCTCTAATTCTTCAATTATCTTATTCCTAATGTCTATATTCTTCTCTTTTATCTGTATATTGCCTGCATTAATCTGTTCGGCAAGCTTATAATAGCACTGAGTCTTTAAATTACGGTAGTTTTCTCCTTTTATTGCCTTGGAGTTGTTGATAAATGCTTTAACACCCTTCATATAGTGCGAAAGGTACTGTCCAACCCCATCTGAATCAATTACTATGTTTTTTCTATTTATTGAATGTTTTTCTGCCAAATTTTTAATTAAAACTTCAATACTGTTAGCTGAACTCTTATCTTTAGTTATTATCTCTTCAACAACCATTCCCCTCCATCTAGTTATAACCATTTTATCACTTCCCATTAAAGCTACATCACAAGTTAAGAACGCTTCATCATCTTCAGGGACACTATTCTTAAATACATTAATTAGAGCTTCATATTCAAATAACTTATCTTTTCCTTCGTCATATTCCCAATTACCATGTAAAAGTCTCTCTCTTGATACAGGGTCAAGCTTTCTTAGCTGTTCTTCGTAGTATTCAGAGATATGTGGGTTGTCTTTTAGTTTTGCTTGCACAAATCTTTGATGAGAAGGCAAGTTATCATCCCTCCATTGTTTGTAAAAGTCATATACCCAGTTTTTTGCTGGATTGCACGACATCAGTATCTTTGGCCGAAGGTCAAAATCGCCCAATTTATACCTTATCCTTGACGCAACAACATTCTTTGCTTTTTCAGTACACTGATTAACCTCGTCAATGAAAGCTCCAGAAATCTCAAGTGACCCAAGTGAATCGAAATTTGGGTCTGCTGGATATTGATAAAGGTCTTTTAACAAGATTTGACTTCCGTTCACAAATTCTATAACATT